ACCATTCTGCAAGCCCATGCTTGAGACCTTGTCGTACAGATCATCTGCGTAAATCAATTTCTTCTCAATCATTTTTTCGCTACCTCCTTCGGCGGCAAAGGCATCCAGCCCACAACCGGCTTATCTATCGGGCATTCTAGCGCATCCTCCGGGGTAAAGTGACGGTATTCCCACCAGCCTTTTTGAAGCCTATACAAATCATCTTCTTCGTCATAAATGCCATAATCATCGACGTCTTCCCACTGCCAGACGCTTTCATACTGAGACACCGTTCCATCCTCGTAGAAAGCCGTCGTAATGCAATAGCCTTTGCCGCAGTCAACTAAAACTAGCACTTCCGTTTCTACCTTCGGCGGGTCTTTGTCGGGGTCGCGCCATTCCGGCCACAAACTTACCGTAGGCGCAGCTACTACCGTTTTCTGAGCATCTTTATAAGCAGCGCTTGCCGCAGCATTGTGCCCCCGCATCAAACATTCCTTGCGGAAGAACCTTGCCATCAGTTCATTGGCATCAATCGGCCTTTTCTCGGTCATCGTTGCCGTCCTCCCTTACCTGTTTCATCAGTTCTGCAGCATTGATAACAACGCCATCGGTTTTCTCATAAACAGTGCGAGCCAGTTCTTTGCCTTTATCGTCAATAGTGCTCTCAAAGGCATTGGCAGTAACCCGCAGGGCTGCAATTACAAAGGGAAGGTCAATGTAGCAGTAGTTCTGGGAAATTTTGCTGATTTTACCGACAATATCGGTGAGCGCTTCCCCAATGATGTTGAATGATTCATCCGTCTTTCCTGCCAGCAATGCAGCTGAAACCCGAACCGCATAGGGAATTTTCTTCTTATCCATCGTCTTCCTCCTCATAAATGCCGAGCGTCATATCCAGTTCATACGGCGTATCCCCTGCGGCTTCTCTATCTGGCTCAAATTCTACGTTCAACGTCTTGTCTTTTACCGAGATAGTGAGCGCGCCGTTATTGAATTTCACAGTGAAACTATCGCCATCGTTCAGTTTTTTGCCATCAGCTGCGTACAGTTCAAACGCAGCCTTGACCACGTCATTTACGCTGTCCATCAGACCATTTTCACTCATTAGGAACCACCTTTATCTTCACCACGTCGAAATTTTCATACTCCGGGTAGCAAGCCTTGGCCATTGCTTTAGCCCGTACAGCGGCACCAGCGATGCCCTTTTCATCAATAACCACACACGGCAGGAGCGCAGACCCGCGTTTCCCGGATGCTGCGATAAGCACCTCATACTTTGCCATTGTCCCGTCCTTTCTCCGATTTCGGCGGGTGCGCTTCGCTCTGGCGGTCTATATCACCATCCACACAGCACGCCGCATAAATCAGAAGTGCAGCCATTACCGCCAGAACCACCAGCACAATCCAAAGCCACATTTTGCATCACCCTCCCAGAAGATTTTTCATCATATACCCGGCCATAGCCTGTGCATATGCCTGTTTAGGAACGTCCGCCGCACCATTCTCTTCCAGCAGCTCTTTGATGCTGTGTTCGCGTCCTGCGCCGTCAATGGCCCGAACTCTGGTACTGCCGCGATTGACCGTCACCGTTTTCTTATCGCGCGGGTGGATGCCGAACGGAAGCTGGAAACCTTTCTCAAACACCCAGAGGTGATAGCAGTCGCAGACGTCCACCGGCCGGTCCTGCGTTGGGAACACTTCGACGGCAACTCGCTTCTCGCCGAACAGGTCGTTTTTAATTTCCATCTTGACGGCCCACGGGATATCCCCGCTGCCGTCACTCCGGCCAACGCCCTCTGCCGCCGTAATCGTGACGTGTTCGACCTTGCCCCATTCCGTGCGGAGCAAACGAGACATCACGCTGTACTTCTGGTCTTCGCTGATCCATGCCCGATCCATCTCCCTCATCCAGCCGTGATAAGGTACTCCCAGCTCTTCAGCTGCCTGTTTCGGGGTAATTGTTTCAGTCCATTTCATTTTTTCTGCTCCTCTCCAGCTTCTTTCATCAGGTATGGCGTGTCGCTCATGTTTCCAACCACTTTTCCAATGTAGAGCAACGCCCGAAGACAGCACGGGTTGTAGTCGCGTGAGTTCTTGCCGGCAATCTTTGCGTAGAACCCGATATGGCCCACGCCATAGGCAATGTACTCACCAAACTCCACAGAGAAAATCCGCTCGTTGGGGCCGGTGGTTTTGATGATGTCGCCCTCAAAGACCATCGTTCCTTCCATGTCCTTTACGCCAGTGCTCATACCGATTGTAAATGGCTTGACCAGATGGGCGTATGCCGGCTCTTGCTCGGAGTTGATGTACCAGCCCTCACCCGGGCGGCTGTTCTTCACGCCCGGGGAGCGAATCAGGAACCCTTCATGCCAAGTGCCATCTGGGGACTGCCCGCGAAAAGTTCTATCCTGCATCATGCTTCACCCCTTACCTTAACGGGAAGCACCAGCGCTTCATACTGCGGTTCAATCAGCTTTACAGGGGACAGCGGCCCAACTACCCATGCGCTGACTTCGTCCTCTTCCATCGACTTCAAAGCCTCGCTCAGAAATTCAAGGTTGAAGCCGATTCGCAAGGGGTCTTCCAACTTTCCGCTAAAGGAAAACTCCTCATTCATTTGCGCGATCGTGCTGCGCATTGATGCTCTGCCGGTGCCGCCGGGCTCCAGGTCCATTACCAGAACGCTCTTTTCCTTTGCGTCTGCAGACCGGGCCAGCTTGACACGACCCAGAACGCCCAGCAGTTCTTTTCTGTCAAGCGCAATTCGGGTTCCTTCATTTCTCTGGGCCACAACCTTACCATAGTCCAGGAACGGTTCCGCAATCAGGCGGGACTTCACCTCGAAATTGCTGTCACTGAAAACAGCCTTTTTCCGGTCACGCACAATTTCCACGCTACCATCCATAGAAAGCGTATCAACTGCCTTTGCCGTGGCCGCAGGAAGCGTAAAGCGAAAATCACCATCAGCTGTGCAATTGATTCTGGCAATCGCCATCCGGTATCCATCCAGCGCACAGATTTCCAGCACATCCTCGCCTTTCCGAGAGAAGCACAGGCCACGGTGCGCAGGGTGTTTTTCGTCCTTCGACACCGCATAGAGGACTTTGGAGATTGCCCAGCTTAAATCGTTGGCCCCCACGATACACCGCTTTGCATCATTGCCCGGGCCAGAAAACTCCGGGTAGTTCTCTGCCGGCGTTGTGTTCAGGCGTGCCCTGGCCGTGCCGGATTTCACGGTAAGGATTCCTTTACCGGCCTCGATGCTGATTTCCGGTGCTACCGTGCCGCTGATAAAATCAACACCGCGCGGTGGAACCACCACATCCTGCTCAACCGGCTTGGACAGACCAGCACGGACGCTCAGTTCCAGATTGGTGGCGTATGCATTGGAGCCGCTCAACAGGATTCCTGCATCATCGGTGCCCACCGCCCGAACCTCCGGCACCGCCGTGCGCAACTTGGAAAACAGCGCTCCAAGTTCGCTTCGCTCAAACTTCATCTTCCTTTTCTCCTTTCTCAAAGTGCTTCATGCTGAATTTTCCATAGCATTCAGGGCACATATAAGCCACCCGCTCCGGGTTATCGCCACGCTTTCTGCGCAGGAGCAGGGCGTACATTTCCTTCATAGGCCGGTACTTGCCGCAAACGGTGCAATGTTCCCACAGCCGCTTTTTCTGTTCCACTGTCGGGATTTTCTGCAAAAATGCCGCAGGCTTTTCCCGGCGCATATTCTCAGCGCCCACTATGCTTTCCATGTTGCTCCGCATAAACACCGGCGTACCAGCTGCATCTGCCGATGTCAGAATGTCCTGTATCCATCCAGCCTTTGGAATAACCTTTTCGGCATTTTGGCCTGTCTCCGCTCCAATAACTGCCCATTTCAGCTTTCGGAACGTTTTTGTTGCATCGCCTTCAAACGGTCCGAGAAGCGGCTCTATGGCTACGAACGTATTATACTTTTCGTTTGCCCACACGCTGTCTGACAGAATCGTTGCGGTAGAGCCGTACCAGAAATTGTTTTTCTGTGGAAGTGCCCCATGGTTTGCAAGGTTCTGATATCTCACCGGGTACTGCGTCAAGAAAATGTACTGGTGCTGGGGTGCCATTTCGGCCGCAGCGAATACCTGAAGAATCCAATCTTCCGGCACCCACGGACCAAACAAGTCGCCGTCCGTGCATACCATGATGGTTGAGCCCACTTTGACCTTTTGTGGCCAATCCATGCGATACTTATGTATCGTGGGCATAAATCCGGTTGGGTTGTTCAGAAAGCGGTTATTTGTGGTTTCCCATGGAGCGTCCAGCTCAAAGAGGTTCGCTCCGACCTGCTGAACCTTCGGACGTTCTGCAAGATTTCGTCTCCAGTCGCTGGCAAAGCGTAAAGCGCTCTTTTTTGCGTAGCAATATCGGCAGTCTTTCAGACATCCTGTTACAGGATTCCATGCGTAATCCGCCAATTCGTTTTTTGTTCTGTTCACCGATAGATCCTCCCCGACTGACTGTCGATCAGGACAATGCGCTCTGCAATCTCAAACCCTGCAGCATCTGCCACATACCGCAGAACGTGAATAAGATCATGCACCCGTTTCTCGTCCTTCTGGATATTATTTTCAGCACGCGCCCGGGTAGGGTCCGGCGCACCGCTGGGGTTGTGTCCTTTGCGGGTATCAGGCATTGCTATCCCCCTTGTCCAGAATCATATAGTACTCGTACTGGGTGCCCGGGTTGGCGTTTGGACGGCGGCGCACGATGTCAACCCGATATCCCGCTTTCAGGAGCAGCCGTCCCAACTCTAAGCGTTCATCTTCCGAGAGCCCTTTTGCCTTAGACGGTGCAAGGGAAAGTTCGATTTTAGCCAACACGCTTTTCCACCTCCATCAGGTCGTGCATCAGTTCGTCAACCAGCAGCTTACCGGCATTCGCGCCTGTGCGAATAATGTTTCCGTTTTCCTTTAACGCTGCAAACTCCTGTGCACGGATTTCTTTGGACTGCTTTGCAAAAGAAATTTCCGATGCTGTCATTCGTCCCTGCACCACCTGCTGCCATTCCTCGATGAACGGCTTGGCATCTTCCAGATCTGCATACTGGTCGTTGCTATAACTGCGTTTCTGCCGAACTGTACCGCCCGGCTCCACCTCCAAGGTGTACCACGGCGTATTGGGGTCAGACCTCTTTCGCAGGAAGAAAATGTAGCTTTCCCGAACAGAAATGCGCTCAAAGTATCTGGTTCCGCGCTGGATGCAGTGGTCAAGGAACTTACTCTCCTGCAAAATGTCCTTTGCGCCCTCCGGCACCCGGATAATGTACTCCGCTCCATCGTACTCGTAGATTTTACGGATCTTCTTGTAGATATTTTCGATATGGAACTGCTTTTCCAGCTGTTCCGCTTCCCTTCTGATAGAGTGTTGCGTGCCTTTCATGGCTTCCATCCGGTGCTGTTTATTACGCTCCAGCACGAGATCGTCATGCCGGCGTTTCAGGTCAAGCGGGAACATTACGCTCTCAAGCTGCATATTCATACCAGCTTTCTCAGCCATGTCCAAGTAGTCAGACCAATCCTGTGCAACTCTAAGTGCGATATGACCGTTGTAGCTACCCGTGATTCGTCTTGTTTGCTGGCGGAGATATTTCAGGCTTCGCGTCATTCCGCTTTTCTGTAATGTCTTGGCCATTCCTGAGAGATTTCGGATGTTGGCCGTCATCGCCATGTTCTTTCCATTGATTGCAAGGCCGGCATCTTTCCATTCCAGCGCATTATCCACCTCTCGAAACGACTTTTTGCTCTGCGAGACTGCGGCCAACTCCTGACGATTTAAGCCAAACACTCCGTAGTAGGTCTTTGCGCGAAGATTGATGCGTGTGCCGTGCTCATATCTGTCATACACCTGAGAGCACAGCGCATCAGCCCAGCCCGTTTTGACAAGGCTTTCAGCCATCGGATACCGATTCACGATTTCCCACTGACGAACTTCCCATGGAAAATTGAGGTGGTTATCGTACTGGTACATCCATTCAGATTTCAGCACTTTCCGAACATCATTCTCAAATTGGTCGGTGTGGGACGCCAATGTGTACGGCTGATACGGGCCAGAGGGGGCCAGCAGCATCGCGGACAGCTTTGGGCGCTGGCACATGATATACTCAGTTTTTTCGCCCCAACTTCGTTTCCACTGCTTGATGGTCTTTCCGTCCGTCCACCAGATTCCACGGCCATGAAATTCCGGTTCTGCCCGATGATTGCTGAAATCGAAGCACACCAGATAACGGCGAATCCAGATTCCATCCCCCTGCGGCTTGCACCAAAGGAATGTCCTTGCGGCCCATAACCTTTTGACCGAATAGCGGGTATTGCGAACCCGCATCTTCTCCCCGCAGCACTCGCACACCGCTGTGCTCTTGTGCTTGAGCAGTTCTGACGGCGTATATTCACCACCGCAGCTATCGCACCTTGCCCGCTGAATTAAGATTTTCTTCTCAACGCCGCCGGGTTCGATTACGCCCTGCTTGTCATTGGTGACCCAGAGAAAGCCCGCATCACTGCACACTTTCAAAACTTGTTTACTGAAATCTTCCGGCGGCTCCGGCAGATTTTCAAAGAGCTTCTGGGTCTCAGCCGCCTGTCTGGCGTTGCGCTCTTCGCGTTTCTTCCTGGCATGAGCCGACAGCGCATCTTCTACAATGCCAATCAGATAGCCCGGTCTGCGGTCATCAAAATAGTTTTGCAGGAGTTCCGATTCTCCCTTTGTTGCCGGCACTTCGGTTCTCCATGTCAAACACTGGCAGGGCTTGACCTCAATTTGACGCGGCGAAAGCTCGTTCTTTTTCGGATTCTCATTCCCGCGAAGTTCCCCCGTCCAGTAGCCTCCGAAAAAACGCCACACGACCAGCGGCTTTTCCTTTTTGTCCCAGACGGCCACCGTCAGCACCTTTCCCTTGATGTAGCGACCCACGCCCTGCCCCTCGGCAACTGACATACACAGCGCCGCATCCAACTCTGGCCGCTTCGGCTCCGGCGCATAAAGTTTCAATTCTTCAGCCTTTTTCATCGTGTGCCGCCTCCAAACTCTCCGACGTGTAATTTTTCCCGGGCAAAACCTTCACTCCATCGACCTGTTGAGCAATGCAAGTAAATTCGTTTTCTTCCCGGACGATGAAGCAGAGCCACTCGCCACGTGCACCAGCCAGTTCCTTGCCCTGACCATACGCGATGTGGAACGGTCTCTTGAAGCAATCTTCGAATTTTTCTGCCGGATGCTCAAATACATAATTTGCGTGCATAAGAAGGAACTCGTCTTCTTTCAGCCTGCGAAGCGGTACAATTTCGGTACAGCTGCTCCGCGTTCGGTAGTCATCCTCATCGATATCACCGCCAGCTGCGATGGCCCAGAACTCGTTTTTCCCGTCCCAAGCATACCAGTTAAGGCAGTCCAGCGGATCCAGACAGTAATGGAAGCCCGTATTGGCGCATTTTGCCTTTTCGGTCTTGCTCACTTCGCCCGGCTGGTACTGATAGCTGCCATCGCCGAGCGTAGCAATCAGTCCCGGCTTGAATCCTTTGAATCCTAAAATCATCAGAGCCACCCATCCAAGGAAAGCTGCATATCGTCTTCCGCAGGCGTTTCCTTCTTCTTTTTTGCCGGCTTTTTCGCATCCGTTTTCTTTTCTGCTTTGGACGCAGGCTTGGTTGTGTGAGCTGGTGCCGCCTGCTTCGGAGCATCGGGGGATGCATCTTCCGGTTTGACGGTGGCCGGAGCCTGCATCTCAGCTTCCGTAGGCGGTGCGCCAGTCAGTTTGATGTTCATGCTGAACGAAACCTCGGCATTCGGAAAGTAAAACTGCACGGCACGGCGGTAGGTTTCGAGGTCGGACAGAACTTCGCCTGCGTTGTTGACAACAGCGGCGCAACATTCGGAGAACGTGCGTTGCGTGTTGCAGACGACCTCTGCGAACCGCGGCTCCTGGTCTACAAAGCCAAGCAGTGTCCGCAGAACATAACTCTGCACGCTCTTTGCGGCACGACCGCCCTTGAACAGCTTGTCCTCAGCTTCCAGCTTTGCTTTTGCTTTAGCTCGCCAATCGACGAACTCAACTGTGGTTGTGGTGTGTGTGGTGGAATCCATATTGTCCTCCTATCAGAAAAAGCTAAGTTGCCCACCCTTGCCCTCGGAGAACACCGGTTCCTGTTCCGGCGCTCTTTGCGGCTTTTTAGCGGCTTTTGGCTTTTCCGTGTTCTTTGGTTTCTCGAGTTTTTTAGGGGCTTCAGGGGATTTTTGTGGTTCGGATTTTGGCGCATCTGCAACACGCTCTTTCCTTATCGGTTGAGTGACCAGTTTCATCTGCGCCATAAAGATTCGATATTGCCAAACCGGGATCCTGAGCATCGGCGTATACCAGACGTTCCCTTTGTCAACTGGAAGCAGCCCCCTTTTGTCATAAGACACAGACGGGCTTGCAAGCGTATCACCGATGACGACATACCCCGGCATTCCAAGCAGACTCATTTGCAGATAGCACATCATGCCCACGATGTAGTCAATGTCCTGCGCCACAAACAGCACATTCGTCTGATAATTGATGCCTTTCTTTCTGCATTCGTTTGCGAACGCCACCAGCAAGGCCCCAGCGCCGCAGGTCGGATCACAGACCGCAACCCATCCCCTATCTCCGATTTTCTGCTGGAATTCTTCTGCAGGGGTCGTTACTGCGGACATGAACTCACACAGGTGGTATGGCGTAAAGAATTGTCCTGCATGGTCGTTTCCAAGCCCCAAGCACATATACAACTCGCCAAGGAAGTCCTGTTCCGGGTTGTCCTCTAGTGCCACGA